AAATCTGGAACGCAAGCAAGCATTCGAAGTACTAGCAGATTAGAAACCCTATCACTGGCTTCAGAGAGGTCTAGCGTTGATGAGACGCCAGTCTTTGAAGAGGACAGAGCCAGCTGTTGATTAGGTACCTGATTCGTAAAGCCTAAGGCTCCACGGAGTACGGTACTCTTCTCTAAGCATGGAACTAAAATCTCGAGAAGGCTTTGTTGTGTATATTGCATACACACAGGCTCAATCGCGATAATTCTAGGGGTTTTCAACGTTTTAGGTACAGTAATGACCCTAACGGGTCGTTCTGCATCGGGTTCTAAGAAGTCAATTCTCTCGAGCGAATCAGCGTCATTCCAAGAAGGAATGCAGAAGACATCACTCGGGAAGAACACATCGAGACGAGAGTGCCACTCTTGGATTGAGAACTTCCGATTTCCGGAAATTCTCTGAGCGGTAGCTCCCGGGCCATGGCGTGGAACATGAGTTCCTCGCCGAACCACGGAGTTAACGGACTGGAGGGTAGAACCCCACAGAACGTCAGAAATGCTTCCGAACCTCTCATAGAGAGAAGGGTGCAAATTCCGACTTCGTTCTCTGACTTCATTATCACACTGGACGTAACCGTCAAATGCGGCCTTAATGCGCTTATCAGTGCATTGAAGGCTAAGTTTCTTATACAGCAAAGTAATCTGCCGTATAAAGAATATTGCATCATGATTAGGTTCCTCCAGAAGGAAACCAGAACCAGGATCGAACACCTGACAGAGCAAACCTCTAAACAAACAGGGGAGCGCTCCTCTCTTCTTGAAACCAAGAAAGAGAGATGTGTCAACATATTGAACTTCAAGACTTCTTTCGAAGTCCTTACAGAAGTTCGGAAGGTAAATCGTTAAAAACGACATACCTTCGTGTTCGACCCGAGCAGAGATTGTTTTAAAATCTCTGGTGGTGCTAGCGCGACAAAAGGTGCTAGAATCTTCTAGCACACAAAAGAGTAACTGCATAAGGCTTTTCATCTGTGCTCTCCGTTAAAGGTGAGTCGCAGAATCCCGGCCAACAAGCAGCAACAGCTCTCAGTGGAAGCTTACCCAAGTAATGGCTGTTCCCAAAAGGATCAGACACACGAGGAGGCCAAAACCGAGAATTAACATCCACGGAAACAAGTGATGAATCTTCATTCAATCACATGAGCGATCGTATTACTACGATTCGCCTCCAACGATGTTGGTGACTTTCGCGTAAGTGGAGGCAGCGAGATAGGCAATAAGCCCATTCGCAATGTCCGCACACTCTGCACGAGAGAAACCCGTGATAGGCTCATCAATGACCAGATAAGCACTCATAGAGTACTTAATATTCTGAGCAGAGATAAGAGGGTCAGCGGCGATCTTATTAAAATCGACGCGGGCCACATGCCTATTTCTTTTTCCATAGCTGTGCGAAATGGTAAGTTGAAATGTACCATCCGCCTTTTTATAGGAAGAAGAGTTAACGCCACGCACTACGGCTGGAAGCGATTGAGCTCCCAGAGTAGGAGGGGTGACTGACTGAGGATCTGCCAACATTGGCACAGTACTCCTTTAGTTCACACAAACAAAGTTTGGTGTTTTCAGCGAAAATGCTGAGGCTTGCTTCGGGACAATCCCAAAGCAGCTACTATGGCGCCCTGTCTCAGTGAGAAACTGAAAGGGTCTAAGCCAAAACCATAGGGAGTCGATTTGGTTCGCCCAATATACTGATTGATATCAGCTTGGGTACAACCAACTTCCCGGCCCGCAATTCGCGCACCGGCAAGAGTGTACTGGTCTACCGTCTGTTTAATATCACAGACATACCCATACACTATCGTTAGGGAGTCATTCTGATAAGACACCATATTGTCCAAGTTATCGGATATATTGGTGAACCAGTCTGACAACCATGTCCACGGCAAGAGTTTATACGCGGTGGCTGGACTAAAGTCCGCACCGTATAATATTCTCATGAGCTGTC